GGCGGATTCTGAGGCTGGGCCTAGGGTTGATCTGTTTGGTCAACCTGTTTTGCCGTTGCGGGAACGGCGTGGGCGGCCTTCATATGCAAAAACCTATGAAAATCAACGGTTTGTAGAGGTTCGGGCCGCTGCTGGTTGGTCACAAGAGGTGATCGCGGCTGATATGGGCATTGATGCGGACACTTTGCGGAAACATTTTTCGGTGGAACTGCAATCTGGGGCTTACAAAGTGCGCGGTGAGATGTTGGATATTTTGCGCCAGCGCGCCCGCGATGGTCACGTGCCGTCTGTGCGGGCCTTGGTTGACATGATTGATGCCAATTCAACCCCCACACCAAGGGGCCGCGTTGCGAAACCGGATGCCAGCAAAGACCTTGTAGAGGGTAAAAAGGCCGCGCGGTTGCGTGAGGCAAACCAAAAGCCGGATGAATACGGCAATCTTTACGATAAACTGAACACCGCGCACTGATGCTGGATGGTCTGTCGTTCGCTTGTCCTGATTGGGAGGCGAAACTTGCGGCCGGGCAAACGCCCATTCCTGACATTCCCGTCAATGATGTCTATGCCGATGTCGCGGTGGCGCTGTTCAACAAGTTGCGGATCCCGGATGTGCCGGGCCAGCCCACGATGGGTGAGGCTGCGGGCGACTGGGTGCGCGATATTGTGCGCGCGGCCTTTGGCTGTGTGTCGCTGGTCGATGATCCAAAGCGGGTGGGCGGCAAGAAACTGATCCGGCACGTGGGTGAGTTGTTCAACCTGGTGCCAAAAAAGAACGCCAAGACCACAAACGCAGGCGCCATCGGCCTTGTCTGGTTGCAGCTGAACCGCACACCCAATGCGAATGGGGTGGTGATCGGTCCAACCCAAGAGGTTGCGGACACCTGTTTTGCGCAAATGGCGCAAATGATTGAACTGGATGACTATCTGCGCAAGCGGTTTCGGGTGATTGAACACCGTAAGACGATCATTGACATGGCGATTGATGAGGCCACCGGCAGGCCGCGCAATGCCAAACTGCGGGTCAAGTCCTTTGACCCCAAAGTGGTCACGGGCGGCATTCCTGCCTTTGCCATTCTGGACGAACTGCACGTCATGGCGGAATCGCATTATGCCAGCCGGGTGATCGGCCAAATTCGGGGCGGCATGGTGACCAACAGCGAAAGCCTGTTGATCATCATCACCACCCAATCGGAAAACCGCCCCAGCGGCGTGTTCAAGACCGAATTGGACTATGCCCGCGCGGTGCGTGATGGACGGGTGACGCAATCGGTGCGGATGTTGCCAGTTTTGTATGAGTTTTCGGAGGCGGTTCAGGCATCGCCAGACCAGAAGTGGAAAGACCCAAGTATCTGGTATCAGGTGATGCCAAATCTGGGTCTGTCGCTGGATTTGCGGCGGATGATTGATGAATTTCAGCAGGCCCGCGACAAAGGCCAAAGCAATGTCATCGAATGGGCCAGCCAGCATCTGAACATTCAGGTGGGCATGGGCATGCATGATGACCGTTGGTCGGGTGCGGATTTCTGGAAAGGGGCCGCACAGCCCGGTTTGACCTTGGATGAAATCATTGCCACATCGGATGTTTGCACATTCGGCGGTGATGGTGGCGGTCTGGATGACTTGATGTCGATGGGTGTTATTGGGCGTCACCGTGAAACACGGGTTTGGCGGTTTTGGGCGCGCGCCTGGGCTGACCCGATTGTGTTTGATCGGCGCAAGCAGCTTTCGGAAACCTTGCGTGGATTTGTCAAAGACGGCGATCTGGTGATCGGCGATTTGAATGCGGCCGAGGTGGAAATCACCGCAATCTGCAAGCGGTTGTCAGAGGCAGGGCTGTTGCCAGAAAAAGACGGCATCGGCCTTGACCCCTTTGGCATCGCCAGCCTGCTGGATCATCTTGGACTGGCTGGATTGGGTGAGACGATCACCGGCATCGGGCAAGGATACAAGCTGGGCCCCGCCATTCAAACGCTGCCACGCATGTTGAAAGACCGCAAACTGATCCACTGCGATCAACCGCTTGTCGCGTGGGCCGTGGGCAACGTGAAAACGGTCATCCGGGGCAGCAACACATTGATTGAAAAAAAGGAGGCTGGCGTGACGAAGATTGATCCGGTGATTGCCATGCTGAACGCCGCGATGCTGATGCTGCGCGATCCAGAGGCTGCGATAACGGGTTCCTATTTGGACGATAACGAATTGCTGGTGCTCTGATGTTTGGATTTTTGCGCAAGTCGCAAACGCAGACGATTAACCAGCTGGCGGCGGCTTGGGTTGGTTGGACTTCTGCGGCGGGCAGTTCGGTCACCGTGCAAAATTCGGTCGACGTGACGGCGGTTTTTTGTGCGGCGCGGGTGATTGCCGAAGGTATTGCGCAAATGCCTGTGCGTGTCGTTGAAGATCAGTTTGCAGATGGAAGTGATCTGCAAACCTTGCGCATTCGGCGTGACCACTGGGCGCACAAACTTTTGGCCATCAAGCCAAATCATTGGCAGACAAGCTATGAATTCCGCGAGGGGATGATTTTCTCAGCGGCTTTGGGCGCGGGCGCTGTCGCGATCAAAAGCACAGTTCGCGGTGAAGTGCGCGAGTTGCTACCCGTACCGCCGGGGGCATGGGGAATTGAACAACTGGCCGACTGGTCGCTGCGTATTCGCATTGATTACAGCGACAAAACGCACGGATATTTTGGGCTAAACGAGGTTTTCTATTTGCGCGGGCCATCACTTGACGGTTTTTCCGCGCTTCCCGCAGTCAAGCAGGCGCGGCAAGCAATTGGCCTGTCGCGGGCGCTGGAAGCGCAGCAAGCACAGTTGGCAGGCAACGGGGGAAAACCATCCGGGGTGCTATCATTTGTTCAGCCATTGCGGACTGAGACAAAAGAAAAACTTAAGGAGACATGGCAATCGAAATTTGGTTTTGGGGGTGAGGGTGGTATCGCCATTTTGGACGGTGATGCCAAGTTCCAATCCATGACTATGACGAGCGTCGATGCGCAGTACATCGAAACCCGGCGCATGCAGATCGAAGAGGTTGCGCGCGCGTTCCGGGTTCAGCCTATCATGTTGATGCAGGCGGATAAGGCCGCGACGTTTGCCAGTGCTGAACAGATGTTTCGCAATCATGTGATCCACACCTTGGGGCCATGGATTGCGCGATTTGAAGAGGCGGCGGCGCGCGACATTCTGGGCCATGCAGAGGGGCTTCGCGTTGATCTTGACGAACGCAATTTGCTGCGCGGTGATTTCAAGGACCAAGCGGAATACTACGCCAAGGCACTTGGCGCGGGCGGAACGCCGGCATGGATGACGCAAGACGAGGTGCGCGCAGAAATTGGGCTTAATCCAATGGGCGGTGCTGCGGCCGAGTTGTCTGCCGGATCAATGAACTCTGCGGCTTTACCGAAGGAAAAGGGCCCCACAAATGAAACCGAATAGCCTTGTTATCGAAGGTAAAGCCGTTGGCTTGGCCAGCAAGACGGACAGCGGCGTTATCGAGGGGTATGCGTCGTTGTTTGGCGTCGTTGATGACGGCGGTGATTGCGTCATGCCGGGGGCTTACACCGCATCCTTAAAAAAAATGAAGTCTGATGGTCGCAGTGTGAAAATGCTTTGGCAGCACGATCCGTCGCAGCCCATTGGGGTTTGGGATGAGGTCCGTGAAGACGACAAGGGCCTTTGGGTGAAAGGTCGCATCTTGCCTGATGTCGAAAAGGGGCGTGAGGCGACTGCGCTTTTGGACGCGGGCGCTATTGACGGGCTGTCCATTGGCTATCGCACGATCAATTCGGCGCGTGGCAGCAAGGGTGAACGCAAGCTGCTTGAAGTGGAGATTTGGGAAGTGTCGTTGGTGACGTTCCCGATGCTGCGCAGCGCCCGTGTGGCAGCTAAGGCCGCAGAGGAATTTTCATCCGGTAATGTGGCCGCGATGAAACGAGAACTGGAAGACTACCTGCGTGAGGCAGGCTTTTCCATCACAGAGGCCAAAGGCGGCGCGTCCGCTTTGGCTGCGAAGATCGGGGCCATGCGTGAGGCTGGCACGGGCGTTGACGAACTTATTGCGTCCCTGATGGCACGCGGCAATCTTTGAACCCATGACATAGGAGTCCAGCATGGACCTTTTGGAACTTAAGAAGTCTCTTGACGTATCGAACGACAAGATTGAAATGACCCTGACGGCGTTGCGCGGCGAGGTCGAAGGTGCCAAGTCGAAAGACGTTTTGCACGAAACCAAAATGGGCAAGATCGAAGTCGATCTGGCCGCATCGTTGAAGGTTTCCCAGGACATTGCCCTGCAGATGAAGGCTATGGATGACCGCCTGACCGAGGCGGAAACCAAAGCTGCGCGTCCTGGTGGCAAGCCCGCCAATAAGGACGCGGACGAATACAAGGGCGCGTTCACGAACTACCTGCGTAATCCGATGGATCCGCAGGTTCAGCAAAAGATGTATGATCTTTCGCGCAAAGCCGCAGATGTGCGCACCTCCACCGGCGCGTCCGGTGGTTTTGCTTTGCCAGAAGAGATTTCAGCCGACATCGCGCGCCAAGTTATGGATATCAGCGCCATTCGTTCAATTGCCCGCGTCGTCCAAGTCGGGACACCGGACTATAAGGAACTGGTTGATCTGAACGGGTTTGGTACGGAATGGGTCGGCGAAACCGGAGTGCGGGCTGTCACAAACACCCCGAATATCGGTGAAGTCGCGCCGACATTTGGTAGCCTTGTGGCAAAGCCAGAAGCAACGATTGAATCGCTTGAAGACCTGTTTTTCAATGTTGAATCGTGGCTTTCAAGTTCGGCCGTCGACCACTTCGCCCAAGGCGAAGGGTTGGCCTTTGTTTCTGGCGATGGCACCAACAAACCTACAGGGTTTTTGGCTGGTCCTGCCCCGCTTGCTACGGCTGACGCAGTGCGCGCGTTTGGTACACTGCAATATGTCCCAACTGGTCAGGCGGCGGCGCTTGCAACCAATGCGTTTGATACCTTCAAGGATATCAGCTTTACCCTGAAAGGCGATTATCGCAAGAATGGTCGTTGGGTTATGAACTCGCTGACCTTGGCTGCGCTGTCCAAGGTAAAAGACACGCAGGGCGTTTACCTTTTGCAGCGGTCTGTGGCAGAAGGCACGCCATACACCCTTGAAGGTTACGGCATCACCATTGCGGAAGACATGCCGATCATTGCGGCAAACGCCTTCCCAGTGGCCTTTGGCGACTTCGCGCGGGGCTATCTTATCGCAGACCGCGTTGGAATGTCGATCATTCGCGATGAAGTGACCAAGCCGGGTTATGTGCGCTACATCATGCGCCGTCGCCTTGGCGGCAAGGTCAAAGACACCAACGCGATCAAGCTGTTGAAGATCGCTGCGTCCTGATTTCGCGCGAAACGTAAACCAATGGGGGGGGCGAAAGTCGCCCCCTTCTCGCTGACCTTCCCAAAATAATTGAGGTAGCCAATGCCGTTCATTGCTGATCGGGTATACGACAACGGATTGACCGTGTTGGACACCGAGGCCACGCATCTTTATCTGTGTTCGCTTGAGCCAACCACATTCACGCAAGCGACGGTCACCAACGCTTTGGGCAGCAAGTCGCTGGCGGCTGGTGATGTGACGCTGGCTGCGGGCGCGCCCAATGGTCGGCAGGCGGGCGTTCTGGCGTTGACCGCTGGGGCCGTTTCGGCCACGGGCACCGCCACGCATTATGCGATTGTGGATTTCACCAACTCGCGCCTGCTGGCAACGGCGGCGCTGAGTGCATCGCAGGCGGTGACCAGCGGCAACACATTCACCACCACCGCATTCACCATCCGCATTCCAGCGGCGGTTTAACATGGCAATCACAACGGTTGACGGATTCACCGGGGCTGCGCGTCAGTATCCAGCCTATGTCAAAACCGCCACGCGGACGGTTATCGCCGGAAACTGGTTCACGCTGTTTGATCTGGCAGGTCAGCCTGGTGCGGGTGTTTTGGCGGGAACATCGGTCGCGGCTGGTGTGGTCCCGGTCGCGGGTGGCGCTGGTTTCCCGAATATCGTCTCAATCGCGGATTCTGGATATCTTTCTGGGGTTCAATTCGGGTCAAGTGTGGCATGCAGGTTGTCCCTATTTGATCTTTTGTGGAAAGCCGGGGCCTATCCGTTCAATGCCGCACAAGCGCTGACGGGTCAGCCATCGTTTGCAGCGCGTGTTCCGGGGGCAAACTACGCCGTCACTTCCATCTGGATTGAGGCTGTGACTGCCTTTACGGGCATTCCAACCTTTACCATCACCTATACCAATCAGAGCGGGGTTGCGGGCCGCACGGCAACGATTGCCGCTGCGAGCGCCCTAACACTTGGTCGAATGCTGCAAATTCCGCTGCAATCTGGCGACACTGGTGTTCAGCTGATCACAAACGTGACTTGCACCGTCGCGACAGTTGGAACCTTTAATGTCCTGGTGATGCGCGCGTTGTGGTCAGGTCGTGTTCGCGCCGCGAATGACGGCGGAAATGACAACATGGTGGCGACTGGATTGCCGCCAATGTTCAGTACCACAGCCCTATATTTGGCCGTGGCGGCTGACGCGACATCGAGCGGTAACCCTGAGTTGAGGCTGACGGTCAGCGATGGCTAACCTGTCGTTCGATCCCTTCAATCGTTCGCCGTTTGAGGGGTTTGGTTTAGGAACGACAGCCGCAGTTGCGGTTTTGGAAGATACCTCGTTTGACGCTGCGGTGGCAGGCCCGGCAATCCCTGTCGGATTAATCGCTGGTGCGCCTGTTGTGGGTGGTGCAACGGTTGGTCAGGTTCACGCGCTGGCCCCTGCCAGTCTGGCGGCGGCGGCACCTGTTGTGGGTCAAACAACGCTGGGTGGCGCGGTCGGTGTTGTTCCTGTCGGATTGCTGGCAGGTGCGCCTGTTGTTGGTGCTGCGACGGTTGGTCAGGTTCATGCGCTGGCCCATGCCAATCTGGCGGCGGCGGCACCTGTTGTGGGTCAACCCGCGCTGGGTGGCGCGGTCGGTGTTGTTCCTGTCGGATTGCTGGCAGCTGCGCCTGTTGTTGGTGCTGCAACCTTCGGTCAGGTTCACGCGCTGGCCCCTGCCAATCTGGCGGCGGCGGCACCTGTTGTGGGTCAAACCACGCTGGGTGGCGCTGTTGGTGTTGTTCCTGTCGGATTGCTGGCAGCTGCGCCTGTTGTTGGTGCTGCGACGGTTGGTCAGGTCCATGCGGTGAGTGTGGCCAATATGGCCGCTGGTGCGCCTGTTGTGGGTCAAACTGCGCTGGGTGGTGCTGTCGGTGTGCTTCCGGTTGGACTGGCCGCTGGTGCGCCTGTTGTAGGCGCTGTGACGGTTGGTCAGGTTCATGCGGTGATTGCCGCCAATCTGGTTACGGGTGCGCCCATTCTGACTTTGGTCACCGTCAATGGGCAGCTGATTGGCCCGAGTGCCGTGCGCGCCGAATATCTTGGCAGTGCAGCAGAAAATGAACGTGAGACACCACACGGTATGGACCGCATGAGCCCGTTGGTATCGCAGCGGGTTTTGCCAGTTGGCGATCAGCGCCGTGCCGTGCAAGCAGCTGGTGTGGGACGAAATAGAATGGCCGGGGGGGCGCACAGATGAGCCTAACATTGATCACGCCGCCCATTGACCCTGTGGTCAGCGTGGACGAAATCAAAGCAACTGCCCGCGTGCTGCATGCGGACGAAGATGTTTTGCTGACGCAATTGGTTGCGGCAGCGGTGTCACATTTGGACGGGTATAACGGGGTTCTGGGTCTGTGTCTGGCGGCGCAAACGTGGGAATTGACCTATGATGTTTTCCCCTGTGGCGCGTTAAAGTTGCCGCTTGGCCCGGTGATGTCCATCGTTTCGGTGTCTTATCTGGACGCCGCTGGTGTGTTGCAGGTGATGAATCCTATTGAATATCAGGTCGACACCACTGACGGCGAAGGATGGGTTGTTCCAGTTGCCGATTGGCCCGCCACGGGCAGTTTTGTGAACGCCGCGCGCATTCGATATATCGCAGGTCACGCGGTCGTGCCGCCCGCCTTAAAGGTCGCGGTGCGCATGTTGGCCGCGCATTGGTACGCCAACCGCGAAGGGCAGGGGGTATTTCCGCCCGCTGTCGATGCGCTGATCCAGCCATTCCGCAAGCTGTGGATGGCATAGTCTAGTCCCGTTTTTTAACACAACTTGGAGGCCAAACCATGGCATTGAATGTTCGCACGAATGCAGCCTGGACGTTTTTGGAAACGGGCACGCCTGATCCTGGTGCTGCGCAGTTTTCCGGGGTTCTGGAGCATATCCTTGAATTTACCACCGGCACGGCGGCGTTTCAGGCCGATCTGATCTATGTCAAAGAACGCACTGTTTTGTCGGGCGCGAATGATGACATTGACTTGTCTGGTGTCTTGGTGCGCCCGTTGGGTGGTACGCTGACCGCCGTCGAAATCGTTGGAATTTTCATCATCAACGCCCCGTCTTATGGCGGTGTGGCCAACACCACCAACCTGACCATGGGTGCCGGCACCAACCCTGTCGTGGGCTATCTGGGAGGCACCGCACCCACCATCGGGCCTATCCGCCCGAATGGCATGCGCATGTTGCTGGAAACCGATGTGGCGGGTCTGTGCCCGGTTGTCGCGGCCACGGGTGACATTTTGCGCATCGCCAACAGTGCGGGCGCATCGGCCACCTACCGCATCGCCATTCTGGCCCGCAGCGTCTAATCGCGGGTCGGGTGATGCATTCAACAGCCATGGCGGGGCCAATGAATTTCAAGCTGGCGTTTGATGCGCCCTTTCCTGTGTCAAACGGCATGGGCGGGGTGACAGACGGCTGGATTGAACGCCATGTCTGTTGGGGGGCGTTGACGTTTTTGCGCGGCGGTGAGGTTGTGATGGGTGCGCGCCTTGCGGGCAGGCAACCCGTGGTGGTGACCTTGCGCGATTGTGCGCCCGCGCGGCTGATTGAAACTGATTGGCGCATGCGCGATTTGCGCAGCGGCGTGGCCTATAACATCCGCACGATCATCGCCAGTGATGACCGCGCCACATGGCAGCTGACATGCGAAAGCGGGGTAGCGCTGTGAGTATTTCGACGGCGTTGCAAACCTTGATTTTTCAACGGTTGACCGGGTTTGCGGGTGTCACCGCATTGGTGGGTGCGCGGGTTTATGACCATCCGTCAAAAGATGTGGTTTACCCCTATATCAGTTTCGGGGCGTCTGACTATCAACCCGAGGATTATGATTGCATCGCGGCGCGCACTGAAACCCAGCAAATCGACATCTGGTCGCGCAAGCAGGATGGCAAGCGCGAATGCAAGACCATCGTCGATGCGGTTAAAGCTGCGCTGCACGGCTATGCGGCAAACCCGGTCGAGGGCGCTTTGGTCGATATGCGGGTGACCATGGTGCGGGTGATGGATGATCCTGACGGCATCACCAGCCACGGTGTCATTCAATTGGAAATGCTGGTCGAGGAATAGCCATGGCTGTGCAGGGTTTGGACAAGTTGATGCGCAAAATGGCGCTGATCCCCAGTAAAGTGCTGCAAGAAGTGCGCTATTCAATGGAGCGATCGGCAACGGAAATGACCGATATGATGCGGCGTCTGGTGCCGGTTGAACACGGAGTTCTGCGCGATTCCATTGGGTGGACCTGGGGCGATGCGCCCAAGGGTTCGATGGTGATCGGGCAGGTCAAAAGCGGCAAAAACAAGGGCGATGCGGTGGGGCGGATGACCATCACCATTTATGCCGGGGGCAAGAGCGGCCGGGGCACAGATGCCTATTACGCTTGGTGGCAAGAGGTGGGCACAGTGAACATGGCGGCAAACCCGTTCTTTTTCCCCAGCTACCGCGCGCTGCGCAGCAAAGCCAAAGGCGGGATTACGCGCGCCGTCAAAAAGGGCATGAAGGCATCATGAAGGCGATCTTTTCCCAAGTGTTTCACTGGTCGCGCCCCCAAAGCCCGGTCGGATTTGCCGCATTTCCATCGCCCGCGGTACAGACCTTTCCGCATGATTTTATTGAGGCGGCAATTGCGGCGGGTGCTGCGGTTGCCGCGCCAGATCGCAAAGCAGTTGCGAAAGATGACAAAGCCTAACCCCTGAACATCGGCCACTTGGCCGGATGACATGACCGCGCTTGCGGTCCTTTTGACATGGAGAAACCAAGATGGCTGTAGCGATCACCGAAAGCTTTGCAGAAATGGTGTTGGAGGTGGAAACCACCACGCCCGGTGTTTACACCAAATTGTGCGGCATGATTGATGTCGAGGTATCGCGCAAGGCCAGCGTCGACACCAGTGAGGTGCCCGATTGCGCCGATGAAACCTTGCCTTTGGCCATCGCGCGTGAAGTGCGCAGCGTTGAGGTCACGCTTTCGGCGTCGGGGGTTTGGGCGCAATCGTCCAACAAGATCATGTCGGATTGGTTCTATTCCAGTGCCGCGAAAAACGTTCGGGTGCGCAACACCAAGGCATCGGTGGGCGACCCTGAAACCGAATATGGCCCGGCACTGCTGACCATGTTGAAGGATGATCGCAAAAAAGGGTCCAAGGTTGGGCGCGAAATTGCCATCGAATTTGATGGTGTGCCGTTGCGGTCGAACAAGGTTTGATCATGGCTGGCAAGGTCAAACTTGATTGGGTTGGCGGCGCGCATCAATTTGCCCTTGATCTGGGTGGATTGCGCGCGCTGCAGGATGCCTGCAACGCGGGCCCGCAAGAGGTGTTGATGCGTCTGATCAATCAGACCTGGCGCGTTGACGATCTGGTTGAGGTCGTCAGCCAAGGTCTGATCGGCGGCGGCATGGGGCGCAGCGATGCAATGGCCCATGTTCTGCGGATGATTGATTTGCATGGCCTGCTGAAACTGGTGTCTGTCGCCACGTTTGTTCTTACATCGGCTTTGGTCGGAGAGGCTGATGATCCGGTGGGGGAGCAAGCGGGGGTGGCGGTGCCCCCGGTAAATGGAAATTCAGCGCCATCTACGGATCCGGGGCCGCAGCCGGATTCACTCCCCGCGACATTGACCGAATGACTGTGTGGGAATTTGCCGCAGTGATGGAGGGGTTCCGTAAATTCAACGGTGTCCAGCCTGCAAAGCCTGCGTCGGAATCCCACGTTACCGAAAAAAATGCTCATGACTGGGCAGCATCACTAGGCATAGAAGGGTTTGACGCATGAGTGACGAAAGCAAACTCATCGTCAGGCTTGAGGCGCAGACGGCGCAACTGACCAAGGCCATGGCCGGGGCGTCTGCGACGGTCAAGCAACGGATGCGCGAAATTGACGACCAGCTGGTCAAGTCAAACCGCAAGGTTTCGGACGGACTGGTGCGGTCTGCGCGCAGCTATTCCGAAGGCGCGCGCAGTATGAGCACCTTTGGCCGGTCGGTGCAAAACACGTCATATCAGATTGGTGACTTTGCCGTGCAGGTCGCGGGCGGCACGTCTGCATCCCGCGCCATGGCACAGCAGTTGCCCCAATTGCTGGGTGGGTTCGGGGTGTTTGGTGCGGTTGCGGGTGCGGCGGCAGCAATTCTTTTGCCGCTGGCGGCGAATCTGTTCGATGCGGTAGAACCGGCGCAGGCGTTGAGAACAGCCATCACTGAATTGAATGAAGCGATGAGCGCGCTGCGCAGCGCGGACACGGAGGCGAATGCCCCGACAGAGGATTTGGTTGCGCAGTACGGTGCGCAGGCGGAACAAGCCAAACGGGTTTTGGATATCAAACGCGAGATTGCTGTTTTGGAAGCAGGAAGCGCGCTTGGCAAAGCGCAAGGCGCATCTGCGGCAGCGTTCGGTGCCGCAAAGGAACTGAAAGGCTTTTCCGTTGAAAAGCTAAAAGAATACCATGCGGCAGTTTCTGCGGCACTTATTGAGCAACAAGCGCTAGTAGTGGCAAACGAAAATTTCGGCACTATCACATCACAGGCTGATGAAGATGCCCTCAACAGATTGCGTGAGCGCGGCATCGCAAATGAAAATGCGATTTGGCAACTTAACGAATACAGGGTGGCAATCGCAGAAATCACCACGGCCTATGGCCTGACCGAAGAGGCGGCAATGGGTCTTGCTGTCGCTGCCGCAGAAGTGCGCGATGCGGACACCACAGAAGAGCGCAGCGCGGCCACGCGGGCGCTGGCGGAATACATTTATCAAGCGACAGATGGTTTGAAAGAAGCATCAACTGAGACGCGCACCCTGTATGATCAGCTGTTGGACGCGGTAAAAGCCGGGTTGGATTTGTCAGCTATGAATATCGCAGGACCAATTAGCTTTGCGGCGGGCGAGGCAGCGCGCCTTGCAACAAACTTGCGCGCGGCATCGCTCAACTATGGCAAAATTCAGAACCGTGGCGAAAGCGGGCCGGATGGTGCGCAACGTGCAGCCGTCGACGCGATGCCAAATGTAACTGGCACGTTGGCATCTGGGGCAGCTGGTGCGCGCACGACTATTGCCAACAGCGGTACTGGCGGTGGCGGTGGTGCGACAAAGGAGTCGCTGTTTTCCGCCAACGACAAGAAAATTCAGCAAATTCAGCGAGAAATCGCCATGTTGGGGCAGTCAGCGCAAGTTGTTGCGTCGTTGCAGGCGAAGTGGGAATTGCTGGACCGTGCCAAAAAGGACGGTGCTGATCTGGACGCTGTGCAAGCTGGCACAGGGCGGACCTTGCGCGCCGAAATTGATTTACAGTCAGAGGCTGTTGGTCGGCTGACCGCAGAAATGGCGGCGCAAAAGATCAACCGCGATGCGTTTGAAAAGGGCATTGACGGCGTGGCCAGTGCGATGTCGCAAGCGTTGTTGAACGGTGAAAGCCTGCGGGCCGGATTGGCCGAGGTGTTCAAAGGGATTGCGATGGATTTGATGAAGTCCGGCATTCGCCAAGGCTTGATGGGGTTGGTGGGTGGTCTTGGCAGTGGCGGCGGTTTGGGCGGCGGGGCAAAGCGCGGTGGCGGTTTGGGTGGCCTGTTAAGCGGTTTGCTGGGTGGCCTGCCATCCTTTGATGGTGGTGGCAGCACTGGCACAGGGGCGCGGTCGGGCGGCGTTGATGGCAAGGGCGGTTTTCCGGCGATCCTTCATCCGGGCGAAGATGTTTGGGACAGAACCAAGAGCGGATTTGCGGGCACCGGCGGCGGTGCGCAGCGCGTTGAGGTTGAGGTGTTTGTGCGCAACAATGAAATCGGCGCCATCGCCCGAGAGGCTGGCATGCGCGGCGGGCAAATGGCTGCCAACGCGGTGCGCAATGAAATCCCGTCAATCATGGACAATCATCAAAAGAGGCGCGGGTGATGCGGGTTTTGTTTCCCCACCAGTTGATCCAGCAAGGGGCCACGTTCACGGTGACGGGCCAGTCAAAGACGCCGCAGCAAAGTGTGGGCGGCGCGATGACCGTGATCGCGGCCATGGGCGCGCGCTGGACAGCGCAGGCCACATTCCTGATCAAGGGCGAGGCCGCGCATCTGGCGTATATGGCCTTTCTGGCGGGATTGGAGGGGCAGTTGGGCACAACCCTGTTGCCCTGTCTTGCGCGGTATCGCCCTGTTGACCGCGACGGCCATTTCGTCAATCGCAACACGGTGGGCGGCATCGCAAATGCGCAGACCTGGCAACACTTTGGTCTGACCAATGCGCCGTCTTTGACCATGACCTTGGTTGCGGATGCCGCCCTGCGCGCCACACAAATCAAAGTGGCTGTTGACAATACAACAGGGCTGCGCCCGGGTCAGCGGTTTTCCATCGGTGAACGCTTGCACGAGGTGCAGTTGATGTGGGTGGATGGTCTTGGGGCGACAGTGCTGCAAATTCAGCCCCCCTTGCGGGTGGCCGCATTGGCTGGTGCGCAGCTGGTGTTGAATGCGCCCGTTTGCGTGATGCGCCGATCATCCGAAGATGACGGGACGTATGATCAATCCTTGGACCGCATGCAAAGCGTGACCCATAGTTTTGTCGAGGCTGTTTGATGACCGCACGTGATGATCTGTTGGCCATTCCAGACGAAATGCTCCGCAACGGCAGCATCGCCGAGGCCGTGTTGTGCTGGATGGATTTTGCCACCGGGGCCAAGCGCTGGTGGGCGGGGTTTGGCGATCTGGATCATGCGGGGTTTGTCTGGCAGGGCACAGGCGACACCATCGGTATCAGCGATTTGAACACCGACTATCAAATGAGTGCCGATCCGGTCACCTTTGATTTGGCCGCAACACCAGAAATGATCACGCTGGCGCAGACCAGCACATCGGCGGTGCGCGGGCGTGCAGTCATTGTCTATTCACAGTTGTTTTCGGCAACGGGCAGTCAAAGCGTGGGTCCATGGCAACCCATAGGATCGCCGTTTTCATTGTTTTCGGGCACAATGGGTCAAATGAACTATTCGGCCGAAGGGCCTGCAAACAGCAGGATCAGGTTGCAATGCGAGGGGCTGTGGGTGCGCAGAAACGCCCCGCCACGCGGATTGTTGACCGACCGCGACCAACAGGCGCGATTTGCTGGCGACAAGGGTTGTGAGCGCATGGCGATTTACACCAATTATGAGCCGCGTTGGGTATGAGGCCTGCTACTTGTGACGATATTCCCCGCATCACCGATATGGTTGAGCGACTGCAAGCGGCTGCGCAGATCCCGCAAGTCCCTGACCGCGCCCATACCCAAGCCAGCCTTGCGCGGCTGATCTTGCGCGACGATGCGATTGTCCTGGTCACAGACGCCGGGTTTATCGCGGGGTCGATTGAATACACGGTGATCAGCCCGGAGCCGATTGCAGTTGAACACGGCTGGTTTGCGGATGACCGCAGCGGCCTGCGCCTGTTGCGCGCCTTTGAGGCGTGGGCGGCGGCGCGGGGTGCCCGTGTGCGACTGTCCACTGGCGTGGCTGTCGGGCCTGACCTGGCGCGGCTGGGATATCGGCCTGTTGAAGTGGCGTGGGTGAAGTAATGGCAGTCTTTTCGTTTATCATCGCCAGTTTGGGTGCTGCTGGGTTTACTGGGGCGGTGACAATCTTTGGTCTTTCGCCGCTGTTGTCAGCGGGCATCATTGCTGTTGGCAAATCGGTTTTGTGGAATGCTGTGGCCAAGGCGTTGCAGCCAAGTGCGCCGCGTGAGCAAGTGCAGGCGATGATTTCGCAAGCAGCTGGTCCGCGCATTCGCGGTTATGGCAAATATTTGTTGGGGGGCACGCGCGCGCTGTGGGAAGCTACGGGCGGCGTGTTGCATCAGGTCGTGATTTTCCATCACGGCGAGGTGTCGTCCATCGTCAGCTATGATGTCGACGGTGAGACGATTACCTTGGACGGAGCCGGTGCCGCGACATCTGGCCCGGCTGTTGGGTATCTGCAAATCAATGCCATCATCACCGGCGACGGTGGCAACCATGCCCCGGCGCTGGCGGCATTTCCGGTACTGTGGACGGCTGCGCACAAACTGACCGGGCTTGCGACCTATTACATTCGGATGACGGCACCGCCTTTGTCGCAAATGTCCAAGGTCTATCCGCGCCAAGCGCAAACGACAATTTCGGCGGTGGCAAACCTTTCCAAGGTGCTGGACCCGCGCACCAGCATCACTGCATTTTCTGAACTGACCGGGCCATGCGCCTTGGATTTTCTGACGCATCCCGATGGCTACCGCATCCCATTGGCGCAGATTGATCTGCCAAGTTTCTCTGCGTTTACCAATGTTTGCGATCAAGACCTGGCACTCAAGGCTGGTGGCACAGAAAAGCGGTATCGGGTGGGTGGGTACTATTCACTGGAAGATGCGCCCAAAGACACGTTGACCCGGATTTTGGCCACGGCTGATGCGCAATGCTATATGACCGCAGACGGCAAAGCAGGCGTGCTTGGGGGCAGTTGGTTGGCCCCTGATGTGACCATAGGCGCGGCTGACATTCTGGCCATCAGCCTGTCTGATGGGTTCGATGAGTTCAAGACGTTCAACGTGCTGAAAGGCAAGTTCACATCGCCCGCGCATAGGTTTCAAGAAACCGAATGCGATGAGATGGTGGACAGCGTGGCCCTGTTGACCCAAGCCGAACGGGTTGAAACGATGGAGGTCGATATGTGTCCATCGGCTGCGCAGATGCGCAGGCTGATGAAGTCATTTGCCGAACGCAATGGCCGGGTTTGGCGGGGCACGATCAAGACCAATCTGGTGGGGATGAAAGCACGCTTTCCGCGCGGCGTCACACGCCACACCATCAATGTGGTTTACCCGGACATGGGGATAAATGGCGAGTTTGAAGTTGTGTCGCATCAATACTCTGTCGGTGAAAAAACCTGCGTGATTGGCATCGAAAGTTTCACCAACCCCTACGGTTGGAACGCCGCAACTGAAGAGGGCAACGCGCCCCCACCGTTGGCCGGGTTGGTTGCCGCCCCAGCGAGTACGCCAGTGCCATCCGGTCTGACCCTATCACAAGACGTGGGGACGCTGAGTGCCAGCCAAAACGCCGCAAGGCTGGTCGCGCTGGTCAGCAATCCGGGCCGGGCCGATCTGCAGTTGCGCGCGGAATACAAAAAAACCGCCGATTCGGTTTGGCAGCCGATGATAGCGGGCGTCGGCGATTTGCGCGCCTATTCGGCGTTTGTTGCAGACGGCGTGTCATATCAGGTCCGCGCGGCATGGCTGGGATATGATGTGTTTGGGTCAACTGTTTCGATCACGGCGGTTTCCAACCCTGTTGCACCTGCGGTGCCCACGTCATTCGCAAGCAGTCTTTCAGCCGGCATCGTCACCCTGACATGGATAAACGGCGATGCGGGCTATTTCCGCACCCGCGTTTATAGGTCGGCGACGGTTGATTTCAACGATGCGTCCCTGATTGCCACAGTGACCGGGGTAGCGCTGCAATCATCCAGCCTTTCCAATTCGCCGGGTGCGGGCACGTGGCGATACTGGGTTGTGACCATCAACCCATCAAGCGTGGAATCCGCCCCTGTTGGACCGCAGACCCAGACCGTTTAATCAATATTCTTGGAGACTGATATGAGCGTTGCTGTAGACACCGCATTGCGCGATTTTGTCCGCTACACAGGCGATGGCCTTCCAAACGCCCCGGTAGGGGCACCCTTGCCAATCGGTGATCCATCGTCTGGGGTGCACAATCCCAGCAAGGCAGAGTTGCGCAATGCAATCGGCGGGGTTGCCGATCAGGCGGCGATGTCTGCGGCACAGGCAGCGGCCTACGGTGGGGTAGAGGTGGTCACATTTGCCCAGCTGGTGGCCCTGACATCTGGGACGGTGTCGGTGGGCGACATCGTACGTGTCGCATCCATTGACGCAATTTATCAGCGTTTGGCTTCGGGCGGAAACTTAACGCATACTGCGTCAACACTTTCATGGACCGTATTCCCGACAGAGGACGGCCTTGATGTCCGCGCATTTGGGGCCGTTGGTGACGGTACGACAGATGACTCGCCATCTTTTCAGGCGGCGGTCAACGCGACACCGACCATCTTGGGGTCAGTGCATGGCGGCAATGCGAGTTTCCGCCTTGCTGCACCGATCACCATGTCGGGCAAGGTTGATCTGCGGATTTCCAATTGCAAAGTGCTTGGAAACGCCACGCGGTTTGCGGGCTATTTCAACGTATCAGGCAGTGACGGGGTTATATTCGACAACGTGACGTTCGATCACATGTTTGGCGTCGTGACCCAATTCTTGCCAGCGCATTATGCCTCTGGCAGTTTTAACGTTGGGGTCTACGGTACAACTTGCGGTGATGTGACGGTGATAAACAGTCGATTTGACAGGCTTTACACGCGGTCAATCAATCTGACGGGGGCTGGCAAACTGACCGTTCGCGGGTGTGCATTTACATCACCTGTGCAGAACCAGACCCAAATCTTGGATTATATTGCCATTTTGACATCGCGCGCACTGGAGGTGGTTGGCAACACGTTCCTAAGCGCGGCCACAACAAAGGATTTTGGCACGTGCGCGGTGGTCTATTCTGGCATCACCGAGGCAGTCTTGATCGCGGACAATGAAACAAATTGGTGCGGGCGCGACAACACCGGAACGCACCGCCTTGGTGTGTTCGATGGATATTTTGACGCCAAGAATGTGCGGATTTCGGGGAACCTATCGCGCAACTGTTTGGCGCAGTTCGTGCGCGCATCAGCAATTGAAAATCTGGAAATCATCGACAACATTGTTCACGTCGCGGCGGCGGCTGAAACTGGCTACAGCCTGATCAGCCTTGAGGGCGGCACGTTTACCGGAACCGGCGTTGCTATCCGAAACGCAAAAGTGAGCGGCAACATCATCAACGACCCTTCTTTGCGGTCTGCGGTCCATGTTCAGCTTGTCGCGTATGATTGGGGCGCGACATCGAGAGATATCACCATCTCAAACAATACGTTTAGCGGGAGTGATGTCGCCATTCTGGTGGTTGGCCCGTACAACGGCATGAGGATTGAAAACAACGTGGCGCGCGGCGGGCCGGGACGGATCAACCTAAACAGTGAGAGCGGGGGCATTACACTGACGGCGGTGCAGGGGACGCAAATAAACGCACGAATGCGCGGGCTTCGGATTGCCGGAAACGACCTTGAATGCACGGGGACCGGGGCGGGGATTACTGTTTCAACCGACAAGACCCCGATCTTTACTGGCGCGATGATTGACGGGGTTATCGAGGGAAACCGTGTTGTTAACCTTGCCGCAACTGGCGCGCAAGCCATTGTTGCAAACCCAAGAGGCACACCAAAGCTGGCAGAGATTTCCATTCGCGGAAACTATACGCGCGGTTTTGACGTTGATATCTACCCCCGCGAATGCGCCACTGTCAGGGTTCTTAACAATGACGGGAACGGCATAACCGCACCATATTCGTCGGATGCAACAAACGTTGTGGAACAGCGGCGTGGCAACAGCGGCAAGGCGGGCAGGCTCTTTGGAACAGCAACGCTTGTGGCTGGCGGGGCAGGGATCGGCAACACCGAAGTGCGCACCGATGATGCGGGTAAAATCATGATCACAAGAACCATTTCGGGCGGCACATTGGGCCACCTTGACGTGCATACAATCGTGAACGCGACCAGCTTTCAGTTGCGTTCATCATCCGGCGCCGACACGTCGACGGTGTTTTGGGAGATCGTGCGATAAATGATGAATAGATTGGGGATAATGTTGCCATGAAAGACGCAGCTTTGCTGACCGCAAAAGACTGGTTAACCCTTGTTCTGTCTGGTCTTGGCATTTCATTCGCCCCGCACCTGTTTTTTGGCGGGGTCATTCTGGCCTTGGCCGGGGCATCGCTGGCCCGGTCATTTTCGCCAGAGCGTGATGAACGTGAATTGATCAGCGTCCTTTTGAGCGCGCTGATCGTGGCGGTGATCAGCGCCGAGTTTGCCCAGATTTACATGCCCGCCTATCCACCCCAGCTGGTGATGTTCGTGGGCGGGTTTTGCAGTCGCTATGCGGTTGGCACAGCCCTGCGGGTGATGGGGCTGGTTGAAAAAAAGACAGAGCGAATTGTTGACGGCGCGATTGACAAGGTTTTGGGAAAGGATCCCGAAGAATGAAAACTGTCGCACAACTGACAGCGGAAATTCTGGCCCGTGAGGGTGGTTTTGTGAACGATCCAGATGATCCGGGCGGGGCCACAAACCACGGCGTCACCATCGGCACGATGCGCGCGCTTGGGGTGGATATCAACGGCGATGGCCGCATTGATGTGACCGATGTAAAAATCCTGCCTGTGGCGCGGGCGGCAGAAATCTACATGCAGCACTATTTCTATAAACCTGGCATCGACAAGTTGCCGGTGCCGCTGCAAGGCGTGGTGTTCGATATGCACGTGAACGCCGGGGCCAATGCGATCAAGCTGTTACAGCGGTTCTTGATCGGGCTGGGGTTTCCGTGCGGGGTTGATGGCCAGATCGGGCGCCAAACCATCTATGCCGCCGAACTGGCCTACAAGGAGAAAGGCGCGGATATGGCTGATCTATATGCCATCGCGCGGCGCAACTATTACTATTCTTTGGCGGATTCGCGCCCCGCCAGCCGCAAATACGCGCGCCGCAAAGACGGTGGCAAGGGTGGTTGGATCATCCGGGCAGAGGATTTCATGCGGCCGGATTTGCGGCTGACCGATGCGCAACACCGGGCCCGCGTAGAAAATTGGCCGTGAGAGTGATGCAATGATCTTGCTCTACCGCGCCCTTGCCATAGCGGCCTTTATCGGTGGGCTATGGCTGCACGGTTACACCAAGGGGGCCGCGTCTGTGCGCGCCGAATTGGCAGTGCAAACCGCACAGATGCAACAAGACATCATAGAGGCCAGCGCCCGTGCTGCGCGCGCCGGGGCTGCGCTGCAAGCCATGCGCGCGGCCAATGCCACAGCCCTAGAGGATTTCGAAAATGCGGCAATCAATGACAGCAATGCTGGCAATCGCCGGGTTGACCCTGACAGCTTGCGGCGACTTCAAGCCCTTTTCGCGGGTAACCGTGCCGCCCCTTGATAGCGCCATCACAGCGCCATGTTTGGCCCCAGAGGCGGCGCTAGGGTCTGGTGACTGGTTGGTGGTGGCTGGCACCCTCGGCACGGCGCTGATTGAATGCGAGGCCAGCCGCGCGGCTGCGGTGGGGGCGTATCAGGGTGTGGCGGATGCGCTCTGACGAAGTGCAGCGCCAGGGCGTTTTGTTCGATGCGGAAAAGCGGGTTCTTGTCCACGGTGACAAAGAGTGCCGATTGAAGCGTGGACCATTACGGCTTTGCGTCTATCTGATGCAAACACCTGGTGTCATAAGAACAAGAGAGCAAATTCTTGACGTGATGCACGGCGAAGGGTTCGATATTTTCGACAGAACTGTTGATAGTTATGTTAAACGCGCACGTATGCAGATCATACCTGCCTTCGGATTTGACCCAATCAAGACGGACTATCGCGTTGGATATTATTGGGATGCTGGGGGCTCACAAGTAGCGGTGACATCCCGACCAGATACAGAGGTTTGGTGTGATCACGAACTGCGTTTGGTGATGCGGGGTTCGAAGCAATGCCGCCTTACGGCAAGGGAATTTGATATATGTGCTATCTTGTCAGCCCGACCGGGTGTGGTGAAATCGCGCGCCTTCTTCATTAACGAGTTCTATCGTGGGTGGAATCCGGCAAAAGACACTGTAATTGACAGTTTCGTCCAGCGGACACGAAGGAAGATGGAACGCGATCTTGGTGTTGACCCAATTAAGACCAGCTATGGTTTTGGCTATTATTGGGAAAATCTGGCGACAGGTGTGCCCGCGTCATCTGCGCAGCGCGCCGGAAATGCCAGATATTACTAGTCCACAACCCGCGCGGATTCGGTTTACAGTCGCCACGTAACCCATTGATTCCAAACACCACCAAATGAGGCTAGTTTACACATATTTGCCAATGATTTCAGCGCAAAGGTTCTGATTTGTAATCAGGGGGTCTCGGGTTCAAATCCTGATGGGGGCACCATTTAAATCAATGGCTTAGCAGGTTGGCGGTTTAACCGTTTACAGGCTTTCGGTAAACCGTTTACAGGTCCGTTGCCATTCTGTGCTTTTCCAGCTTTGCAATGGCCGATTCCCCGAGCGCCAAATCGCGGCTGAAATAGTGCTTGTCGAGGATGCTTTCCACGTCTTTCAGATTATGGCCGGTGATGGTCGCAATCTCAGGAACTGAGCAACCGGCTGCGGCAAGGCGCGAAACTGCTGTGCCGCGAAAGTCGTGAAACGTCAGGCCCGTAACCCCGGCTGCGGCGCATGTCTTGCCAAAGCTGGTTTTAAAACCGTCGCTGGTCCACGGTGTTGCGCGCTGTGTTGCGCAAATCGTGACCGTCTTGCGCGTTAGCTTGGCCGCGTCCAATACCCCCCGCAATTCGGCTGCAATCTTGATGGTCAGGTGACGCCCTGTTTTCGATTGCCGCAAGCGGATGAACTCCCCATCGTATGCCGCCCATGTCAGGCGCAAGATATCGCCCTGTCGTTGCCCGGTCCATAATGCGATCTGACACGGCAACGCGACGGCTGTGGACGCCTTGGCGAATAGCGCGCCCAACGTGTCGTCACGCCAGACATTCGCGGCCCTGCCTGCGCTGTGCAGCCTGCCGGGTCGTTCGCACGGGTTGGCCACGATCTTGCGGCGGTCATAGGCCCATGCCATGACCTTCGACAGGACCGAAAACGCGTAATCAGCGGCCCGCGTCCCTGTGACGGCCAGCCCGTCCCGCCATTCCAGAAAATCGCCACGAATAAGCGGGTCGTTGATTGCGGCAATTGGCAAGTCGCCAAACTCGGCCTCAATCTTGCGAATGTATCGGGCGTATTCCTTGCGTGTGGTTTCGGCCAGTGCGGTGAAATCCGTTGTCGATCGGTAACTGTCAATCAGCCCTTGCAGCGTGGCCTTGCCCTTGATCGGCTTATCGCGGGTGGCTGTGAGCGCGTGAAACTCTGCGATGAATTGCGGGGTTCCGGGTTCAGCTTCAATCTTTGGCCCGCCCCGCCATGCGTAGAAGTGCAGGGAGTGACCGCCCCCGGAGAGGCGGCGTTTAACCTTGTGGATTCCCTTGAGATCGACTTGCACGGCTGGCCTTCCACGCCTCACGGGCGTTTGCGGGTTCGGATTCTTGGACTGTATGCCATAGCCTGATGCTCCCGTCGCTGGTGATTTCTGATCTGACAACGGGAAGCCCCCCGGCGATTGCACCTTTGACGGCGCGGGTTAGGTCGGATTGGCGGAATGCAGCGCGGGTCATGTTGCGCCTTTCACCAACTGCAATGCGGGCAAGTACAGCGCCCGGCGCAGGTCGCGCGGCATCGTTGCCAGCGTCCCAAGCCGACGACCAAGACGTGCTTCGATTATCTGACGGGCAGTCATCATTCACCGCCTTTCGTGAATGGGGCGAGGGTGGCGCGAAGGTTGCGTTCAAGATCGCCTTTGTCATTGCACAGGTCCATGTATTGCAACTGTGCTTTAGCCGCCTCCACCAGCGCCAGCACCTCTGGCAGTTGCATCGCTGCGGCAAGCAGTTCGGCGGGGGTATCGAGGGCGGACATAGTGAGGTCTTCTTTGTTGGTCATAGCGTCGTCTTCCCGTGCTTCGATGTGCAGTAACCGCAAAGCCAGTCATGATGCTCTTCATCGCGGATTTTGGTCCAACCGTTCTTTTTTGCGTAAGTCGCCATTTCTGATCTTGGAACTCGGTCGGAAAGAAGGAAGCGCCCTGCAATCGTGCTAGAGCAAGAACGGCAAACCAACTCGGTCCAAACAAAAGACCCCATCATTCACCGCCTTTCGTGAACATGGCTAGGGCGGCGCGCAGGGTTATGATATCGGTGCGACCGATTGCCCCCGCGACAGGAACGCCGTTTCTGATTGTTGCGTGTGCAAACGGGCGACACGCCTCCAACAGCGCCAACACCTCTGGAGAGTTGGGGCGGGTGTTCCATACGGCTACGGCCATCTCTTTAGTTGCGTCATCACCCTGCGCACGGCAATCCGTACAAACAACATAGGAACATCCCACCATTTCGACATTTGCGAGATATGGTTTGCCCCCACAAAACGGGCATGGCTTGAGTTCAGGCGCGGTCATTGTGCTTCCCCCAGTGTGTGGTGCGGGCCTCTGCTAGGCATTTCTCAATTTTCCCGTGTGGATCATCAAGCCCACACGCAACATCCGCGCAGGCAACAAACCAATCGGCGCACGTTATGGCGTCAATGCAGAATATTGGCGTGGCGTAGCCCATGACTACGTATAGTGCATCATCCAGCAATTTCACCCGCGCCCAGCCCTTTTCGGTGCGCGCCAATGCGTCATCACGTTCCGCTGTCAGCCGCGCAATCTCTGCGGCTTGTTCGATGATCGCCGTTTCCATCTCAGGGACGCGGGCGATGCGGCGGGCGTTGGCTGCCTGATCGGCATCCATCCCAAAAGATGACGGAACAACTACGAGAGCGATAGTCATTCCATAATGACCGACAGCCGACCAGCATAGACCACTTCCGTTGTCGTCCTCCCGGTCAACAGAATAATCCTCCGCATCTTCAATTTTTGCAGCATCATCTGTCCACGGCCCCGGCGTTCCGGCTTCACGGTCTGCCACCAGTGCGGCGAGTTGTTCGGGGGTCATTTGCGTTTCCTTTGTCTCGCCTCAAAAGCGCGGCGTTCCTTGCGGTTGCTGTGCGCGGAAAGCTGATAGGCCGCCGCGTCCAGTTCCTCGCGTTCGCGTTCGTGACCTCGCATCTTCATTTCTGCGATAGCTTTCGCGCGCTGGATCATCATCTCTTGCGATTTGTCGTCCATCAAATTAGCCCCTTTTCCAAAGCCAACCATTCAGTCAGCGTAACTGTGACAATTCCAGACACGCCCGTTTCCTCAATTTCGATCTGACTTCGAGCCAGCCAAACCGCCTTTGATTTATCGCCGTCATGGAACAGGACAGCTTTTTCAGTTTTGGCTTCAATCGCACCGTCAATATCAATCACGTCACTTTTCATCACTTCACCTCATATCCGGGCCGCATTTGCAGCGTGTTGCGCCAATCCGGCTCACTCCCTCTGTCGAATTTGATGTGGTTGATTAGGATGCCCTCGCCCCCGCTCTGCCAATACTGAGACCCACATTCGGGTCGCAGAGTGTAGGCAGCCCAATCACCGTCACCATCCATCGCCACCGCAACGACCTCATCCGTGAAAATCTCCCACGGAATAACCGCCTGCCGGATTGGTTCGGGTGTCATGCTGCTGATCCTTTGTTGATGCGCGTATCGCCGCCCCATTGCATGGCCATCGCGTTGGCAATGCCCTGAAAGGTGCGGCTGCGCAGGCGGGCGCGGTCTTTGCCGGGGCTGGCGCGGTGGATTGCGGACCATTGGGCGTGGGTGGCGGGGTCGGTTGTCTTGGTGGGCGGGGTTAGGCGGTTGGTGGCCCGCAAGGGGGCAAGGCCGCGCAGATAGAGGCCCGTTGCCTTGAACGCCGGATCACCAAACCACCATGGCTGCACCGTCTGTGCGGCGGGTTCAAAGTTCTCAATCAGCGCTTTGGCGTGTTTGTGCATCACTGGGTTTTCCACAGCGATGCGCTTGATCGGGGCATTCCACAGCGCCGAAAACAGCGCGGCGGCGTCAACAAGATCGGCCTGCATTTGTGCGGCCGATTTTCCGGGTGGCGGGGTGTGCAGCCACCTGACACCGCTGTTGCACAGGCGGGTGCATGGTGGGTGAAAGACCGCAAGCAAATCCCAGTCAAGGTGCAGAAAATCGCGCACGTCGCCAATCAGGTGTTGGTTCGCTCTATCCTCTGCTGGTGCCAGGTCGCAAGACCATGCGTCATGACCAAGAGCCGCAAACGCGCGTCTGACAACGCCGGATAATTCGCAGCCGATCAAGACGCGCATAGGGGCAAGGGTGGGATTCATTCGTTACCTTTCGTGGCGCTTGGGATGCCAGCCCGCGCGGGGCTGGACACCGAAGGGTCAGGCGTCTTCTTTGGCGAATTATGCCTCTGGTGTGCCCGTAAAGAGGGGCATGCCAGTTTCAGCGGCGGCTTGACTGACTGCCTCATTGAACGCGTGGTCTTGCGCGTGGCGCGGATCGTGCAGGGTGAGGAAGAATTTCACCTGCGCGCCGTTCTTGCGGTATTGAAACCGCACGGGCAGGCGGTAGGCGGGGCCATCTTCAAACACCGGAATTGCGATCAGAAACAGCTTGGGAATGCGAATTGGCTGGCCCGTTCCGTCGATGTGTTCTGATTTGTGGATCAGCGTTGCCTCACCCGTGGTGGTGTTGCGCGCCTCTAAAAATTCGGATGATTCATGGACGGTAAAGGATTTTGCCATACCAAGAAGTTGCGCGCCTGTGCCATAACTTCCGTCCAGTTTGCGGGCGATATCTATCAGGCGGTGATCTGCCTCGGTCGCCTCGGATCCCGCAATGCCGGGGGATGTCAGGGAAAGGGGCGGGTCGATCACGTCAAGGATGTTGTTTTCCAAGAATGCCCCCATTTCAAGGCCACTGATCGCGGCCCCCGATTGTTTCATCCATTCCTGCCATGGCTTGGACAGAGGGAAGCAATAGGTCGCTGTGTGGTGGCAGTGGCGTGCGGTCGGATCACCGTCGAAAAGTGCTGTAGCGGGGCCAGCCAAATGATAGTCGGAAATGCAGGTCAGTTTGGGTTTTTGCAGATTGTTGTCGGCAAACAGTACCGAATTTTCACCCTTGAAACGCAGGGCCCAGTCAATCAGGCTGGTCAGATTGTTCATCGTTGCGCGGCCTTTGCGCTGCAATGGTTTTGCGAAACCTTGTGCGGCGCGCAGCTGTTGGGTCAGATCGACGATCACGCGCCCTGTCGGAACGGAGGCCAGCAAGGGTTGCGCCAAACTGCGTTCCGTGTCGGTGTTGGAAATGATCACCACATCGGGCTGTGTTTCCAGAATTTTGGCAACGGTTTGAGCGATGTTTTCGGGGGTATCGTTGGGCATGTCTGGTGTCCTGTGTGGGTGGGATTAAAGATTGCGCATCGCTTGGGTTGCGGGTGTCACGTCGCGAATGCCCGGAAGGCTGGGTTGACGCGGGTTTTGCGGGGTCAACATGCCCTCGGCGGTGGTCCATAGGTTGGCGCTTGCCTTTGGCTTTTTGGGTAGTTTGATCTTTGCCTCGGCGGTCACGGTCAGCGACAGTTGGCGGTCAAGCAGGTAATCCACGGTGATGGTGAAACCACCCTTGATTTTGCCGCCCTGATCCATCTGCGCCTGGTGCATTTCAAGGATCAGCGCCTGGTGATCGGCCATGAATTGCGCTAGAAAATCACCCGAATCCGGTTGGGCAAGGATTTGATCTGCGGTGCGCAATTCAAACGGTTGTTCGGTCATGTTTGGTCCGTCCTTATGATTTCAAAACAGGGTTGATTGGGTCAGGTCGCGCGGGTGGGCGATGTGCACCACACCAAGGACCACAAAGGCGCAGGCGTTTTCTGCGGCGAGTTTGGTGGCTGCAACGGTTGCGGCATCAAGGGTGTCATAGCGCGCGCGGGGTTCGGTTTTGCTGCCCGCGTGGGTGGGTTGGCGGGCCACCATGTAAAATTGGGTGCTGTGTCTCATCGCTGCACCGCCAGTTTCTTGGCAATGGCACGGCGGCGGATGAACAGGGTGGCGTCGTCTTGCCAGTTGCGCAAAAGGCCGATCACGCCACCGTAAACGCTGGTGCTGCTGATGTGATACAAGGTGATGCTGCCCGATTGATCGGCACCGCAATGCACCTGTGCCAATCTGGCATCTGTCAACTGGCTGATCAGATCAATCGCAGACCCTTGGGCGGTGTGACTCGAATGGGTAAGACGGCTGTCGATCAAGGCGATCATCGCCTCTATCTGCAGGGCGTCTGCAAAGCTTGGGACGGGTGTGTGGCGGTCCATGATCGAGGCAATCACCAAGCACTGCGCGCGGCGCTGGCAGCGATGATGTCGGGCATGGCGGTATAGGTCAGCTGCGCCATTGCGGCCAAGGCCCCCAATATCAACGCCAAGACCATGACGCCCGCAAAGGTTGCCGCGCGCGCGCCTGACTGGCGCCTGTCGCGGCGCAAGGTGGGGGCGTTCAGGGCGACGAACGCGCGGCTGATGCGCGCCGCTTTGGTGCGCGCCCTGGTATGAGTGTCGGCGCGGGTCTGGCTGGGGTCGCGAAAGACAAAGTGCTGGTGATGTTCCATGATGTGCCTATGCGGATAAAGGGGGGGCGCGCCCGGGCGCGGATGGGTCAGGCCAGAAAGCCCACGCTGAAAGCGGCCCAAAGGATCAGGGCGTTGATCGCTATGTGGGTCAGGCCAAGGGCAGCTGCCTTGCCGTTCTTTCTGGCGATCGTCGCCAAAAACACTTTGCCAAGCAGGGCCGAATTGAACCACGACGCGGTGAACAGCCAAAGCATTGCCCATTCCGGTTGCATGGATGCGATGTAGTTGAAAATCGCGTTCATGCTGCTGTTCCCCCGCTGGTTGGTTCTGCATCTGCCGCGCGGCGCAATTCTGCGATGCGGGCCTGAATGCGGGGCACGCAGCGGGTGCGCGCCTGATCAAGGCGTTCGACCAAAGCCGCGCGGCGGCTGGCGGGGCCAATGCCGTGGGTTGGGGGGGGCAAGCTGGGCCGGGTGATCAGGTGCATGGCCATTGACAGGCGGTCAAGATGGACGGTCTGGCCGCGTGCATGTTTCAGCGTGCACCATGCGGATTGCAACAGCGCAGGATGGCAATCCACCATCTGCGGGTTGGTGACCGTCGCAAGGGCGAGCTGTGGAAAAGGGGTGTTCATTGATGCCTCTGTTTGTTGATGATTGATGTGAAGGTTTGGAAAATAGACGTGCGTGATCACCAGCCGTCGCCGTAGCCGTCGCCGTAGCCGTCGCCGTCGCCGTAGACGTAGCTCGTGTGGATGCGGGGTTTGTTCAGGGGTCCGGCTTTGTCTGCCGGTGCCAGCGCTATATCTGCGCGCAGATGCGCGGCGGTGGTGTGGGCATGGGGGTGATCCATTTCACGCCGCCTGCGCCATGGTCGCGGCCCACGCTGCGGAATCGCAGTCAATCAAGTGGATCAATGCGGTGATTGGGGCGTGGACGGTGCCAGCGGGATCGAGTGCCGTTTTAGACGTTGGGCCGGATTGCGCGATCAGCCCAAGGCCCTTGTCAGACCCCCAGCGGCGCACGTTATAGGCGTTGGTGATCGTCAGCATCGCGCCGTCGATGCGGCACAGGCCGACATAGACAAATCCGCGATCCAGAACGGCGATTTGCAGGGTGGGTTCGTTGGTCATTGATGCCTCCATCGGGTTTCGATGGGGGCATTCAATACAGGTTTAAAAACCTATGTCAACACCTATCGGTTTAAAAACCTAGGATGATCTGGCGCGCTGGATCAAGGCTGTTTGGCTGCGGCGCGTCGGCTGCTGCGCAGATCGTTGATTTCGGTCCACATCATCTTTTGCATTTCTTCGGTCGCTTGTGCCGTTCTGACCACGGCTGCGCCGATGGTGCCAAAGGCCACCAAACACAGGCTGCTAAGGGTCGCGGCGATCCAATAGGTTGCGTTGGCATCGGGTTGACGCGACCCCATAGCGGAAAATGCGGAAATCAAACATAGGGCGGCGGCAATCCAGCCAATGGCGCGAAAGATCAAAAAGAAGGCATCGGCGGCGTGAAAATTCATAGGGCACCTTTGTGCAATAGGGTTGATGGAAAATGTTCAAACGGCACGCACTGGGGCAGGCCGGTAGGGGTGACAAGGGTGTGGCGCACATTCAATCCTGTGGCAGGTCAGGGTTGCCGGGCGCGATGATATACCTGACAGAGGTGACCTGTTCCGGGGGCGCATCATCAAAGCCAAGGTACAGACCAAGGCGGCCCGGTGCGGCGACGTTCAACATCAAGCGGTCAACGACGATCTGGATAGCGCGATCTTCTGTATCTTCTGCAGGCTCTACCGGGATAGGGAAGCTTTCTGGCGCAAACAGCACCGTGTCATCCAGCCGGATTTCCAGTTTCAGCGAGGTGCCTGTGGGGGGATTGGGTTTCATCTTTGCAAAGATGCCCACCTGTACCGTCATTGGAAAGACAACTGCCTGAACTGGCCCTGGCGATATGCCGATGATTGAGTTTCTGCCATCACTTTCGGTTCGGACGCTGTCGCAGATAAACGCGGTGATGTCATAGTTTTGGCCGTTCAGGTGGATCATGGTCATGGGTGGATTCCGGCGTTGGATAGGATGACGGTGCCTGCGTTGCGGTTGGTTGGGCGGACGGTGCCACTGTGGACCACGCTGATCGCCACGGACATGGGTTGGTTGACCATTCTTTCGTCAAAGGGTTTCAAAGCAAGATCAGGGTCAACATCCATCGCCCAAGCCAGTTCGCCAATGGTGCGCAATGTCAGATTGGAATTTCCACGCAACATACGGGAAACAGTGGATTTATCCACCTCCAGCAAATCGGCAATCTGCTGCTTTGTAAGTTTTTCGGTACGCATTTTCTGGACAAATGCAGCAATCAACCTGCGGCTGGCCTTTGAGATGAACTGAGCGCCGGCCAGGTCTTTTTCCGAGATGTCAAAGCTGAATGAGGTCACGGTAATCTCCTGCTGTCACATAGGTGCCGCCGTTCAGATTGATCGCCAGCCGCGTGGCCAGAACCTGGGCGTAGATTGCATCATCAAAACCGTTGGCTTTGCACTGCTGTTTGGTATGGATCGCCGCGATGACAAAGAAATTCTTAATTGGAAACCAGCCGTCAAAGCGCAGGTCTTGGGTGCGCAGGCGAAACACGCCTGCGCCCCGGGGGGACATTTCATGCGGGGGCAGTGGATGGGCCATCGCATCACCCGAAATGAACCGGTTAAAGATGTCTGCCGTCTGTTCCAATGGCGACTGCGATCCGGGATAGAAATTATCGGATGTCATTGTTTTCAAATCCTGCACCAACACCGCCATTGCATCCGCCGTCGCCATCAAAACCCGTTCTGGCTGTTGACGGCGGCGCAAGTTGCCGCTCATGGTAGACAGCAACCTCTGTTCGCGACATTCGTCAAGAGTTGACATATAATGCAACCATTAAGATTTCCAATCCCTTAAATCATCGTTTTGCGATCACTTTTTTCAACAAACTGTGTCTGGTTCGCCTATGCGCCTGGTCCCGGTTTGATCACCAGCACGGCAACCAGACCAAAGATGCCGGTCAAGCAGCCGATGCCAAGCCAAAGCCACGGGTTGTGGCCGCGCGCGCCTGCGGCGAGGGCCGTCACAACACCAAAAGCAAGCCAAATAAAAATAAACATGTGGATATCCTGTGCTGAAATTTATCTATCTGTTGATTTCGAATCACCTAGTTACAATATGTAGTGCGAAAATCCTCCTTTCCATCGGTTTTCGCCTAACTGGTGTGGGGTGGATTTTAGTAAAATGTTCTGTAATTGTTCACCCTATGGGGGTGCTGAATGGATGACATAGTGGCAGAGGTTGTGCGTGAATTGCGGATCATTTCGGCGATGGATCACGGCGTTGCGCGACAAGGGCGGCTACGGCGGTTTTTATCATCGCCTGCTCTTCTGGTGTTAGTAGAGCAATCAGATGATGAATTTCCGCAAGTTCTTGGCCGCGACCCTGCGTCATAAAGTTCTCAAGGCTAAAGCCAAGCACAGCGCAAATCTTTTCCATCGTGTCAAAGCGAGGGTTCCTGCGGTACTTAAGCATTTGGCGAATGCTGCTGTTGTGCATCCCAGCCGCGCGGGCGAGGCCCGCCTCGGTCCACTCGGGGTGATTTTCAAGATATATTTCGAGAAGTTCGATAAAGCTGGGCATGGTCAATTGTCCCTTGCGCAAAACTTCGCGGCAATAGGATAAAAAAACATTGACAGACATCGGTTTAAAAACCTATGACAGATGTCATGGAACAACTGATCAAAGAAATCGAAGAGTTTTCGGGACTGCTGGGCAAAAAGCCCGGCACGGTTTTGCAAAACGCTGGGGGCCTTGGTGGGCGGGTTTGGGCTAGCTGGGTTGGCAAGACCGCCAGCTGCACCTTGCCCATGGCAGACCGCATTCGCCGGTACATGGCCGATAACTGGCCCGCTGGCACGGCGTTGCCGCCACATTTGCAGGCCTATGCCAAGGCTGCCCCCACAAATCAGGATGCCGCGTGATGGGTGTCCTTTCCTCGGAGTTGCCATGCAGCACCCACCTGTTTCGACCCTGTGGGTCAGCCCTGACGATGCGGCCCTCTTGGTTGCCCGGAATTTCACGATTGATGAGATCGCGGTGGTGTTTGCTGTGCCAGAATCATCTTTGCAGCGTTTTGCAGGTCTGTGGCCAAGTCCATCGCCTGTTTTGGCGTAAGCATCGCGTTGATGTGGCTGGCCTCGGCTGTGCCCGCGTAAAACCCGCGCAGCTGTTCCTCGGTCGTGACGTGGTGCAGGCGCAGCATAACGGTCGTTTGCGCGACGTTCAGGGTGTCCCAGCCGACAACCGGGGCGGTCTTGATGTCTTTGTCAGTCATGATTCTTCCTATGCCAAATGCAACATGGAGCAACCTAAGCGACAGCTGGCGGTTGCGTCCACAAACCCCCAAAATCAGGATGCAGCGTGATGTCATCTGGACCCCGCCTTTCGCTTGTTCCGAATGTCCCCAATAGCGCGGGCAAGCCTGATCTGTCGTTGGAACCTTTGCGCGAACAAAAGGGTGGGTCAGTGTATTTGGCCCCAGAACGGGGCTGGGCGATTGATCCGCGTGCGTTTCAGGTCAGCTTTGCCGATCGGTGGCGGGATTTCCTGCGGGCCGAGTTTCAGGGCGCGGTAGAGGTCGGATATTTCTTTGGCGTCAGTGAAAAAGGTGCGGAAAAGTGGTTGCGCGGCCTTGGTGGTCCGAATGGATCCAAAGTGGCGCTGGCCTTTGCGATGCGGCCGGATGCAGCGGCAAAGCATTTGTTGCCCCAGCCGGTGGGCGCGCTGCCCCGGCACAAGACCCCATTGCGTCGGGTGGCCTGATCATGGGGCAGGGGGTCAGCGCAGCGGCGGCATTCGGAACGAAAGTTCGCACAACGGTTTCGGTTGAATTTCAAACGCAGGGCATAGGGGCCCCTCCTTCCCCAGATGACCATATGACCGGGGGGGCCATATGTGCCCGGCTGCGTGCCCCCCACACGACGGACGACTTGGATGACCTCCCTCACCTACAGGGCGCTGGTGCGCGGGTTTACTCGATTGCGCCGCGCCCTGATTTTTTTGGGGGCCGGGTATGAGCGATATTTCACAAGACAGGTTGGCGTGGTCGGTGATCGTGGGCGAAGATGCGCCGCTGGATATGCTGGCGAATAAGCTGCGGATGGTTGCGGCCTGTGGATCGGTTGATCCAGTCACCTTGACCTTACATCCGTCGATGGTGTTGCCCGTCGCCCGCGCTTTTGAGGCGGCGCAACCGGGGGCGATTGTCGACCCAAGTGCACCGTTTGTGGCGGATGCAGCAGGATACACGCGCGGCGGCACAGTGAACGATCACGGTGCGGCGCGGTTTGAAATTGACGATTACGTGGCCCCGGTGTTGGGCCTGATCCCGGTGCTGGGCTTGGCGTTGCTATTCAGTGCGTTTCTGTGGTGGAAACTATGAGCGCGCTGTTCGACACGTGGAATGCGGGCCATACCCTGCGCTGGCATGCCAATTCGTGCCATGCTTTGCAGCGGTCTGGCGAGACGGTTTCCGCCCATTCGGGGCGCATGGCCGTGCTGGCCGTTCAGTTGTGGCCAGCGGATGCGGCGTTGATTGCGGGTTGTTTGGTGCACGATTTGCCAGAGGCGTATGTGGGCGATGTGCCCGGCCCGGTCAAGCGCGACAACCCTGACCTATATGCGGCGTTGACTGCAGCCGAGGGGCGGATTGCCGAGAAATTCGGTTGGCAGTTTGCCGACATGCCGCGCCTGTCGTTTCTGGACTGTTTTGACGCTTATATGTGGATGCTGCGCATCGCGCCAGAACAGGCGCGCAATCGCGATTGGTCGCAATGCCGCGACTGGTTGCTAAAGCGCGCATCTGAATTGGACATTCTGCTATTTGTTCATCCGCTGATTGGCTGGGTGGCGATATGATCGGGGCACAGATGATAGATCCCGCTGTGATCAACACCGTTCCAAACGCGGTGGCCATCGCAGCTGATGTCAGCGCCCGGTATGGTTGCGGTGTTGATCCGCGCGCGGTGCAGATTGTGCCTGTTGGTGCGAGTGGACGCACCTTGCCCGTGTGGAATGGTCGCAAGCTGGTGCAGCCGGATTACATCGCGCAGTGCAAGCGCGACACGGCAAGTGCCTGGTCACGCTGGCGCAATGGGCCATTGGCCGAAATACGCCGCGCGCAATTGCCCGATCTGGTTGGGGCGGGTTTGACCGATATTCAAATCGCCAATCAGTTGGCCGTGCCGGTATCGGTGATCGTCTATGATCGCGGGCGGTTGGGGTTGCTGGCCAATCACGGGTTGGTGGCCATTCGGCGCGCGAAAATGGCGCAGATTGCAGCGTTGGATCATGCGGCCATGACGGCGCTGGACATCGCCCAGTTGACGGGCATTTCGCCCGCAACAGTGCGCAACATCTGCCGCGATTTCAAACTGACAATTCGGCGTGATGACACATGGCGCGTCAAGGGCAACATTGCTCGCACCAAAGTGCGCGAGGCGCGGTTGGCCGAAATTCTGCGGCTGGTGCGCGCAGGCGTAAATCCACATGCCGTGCCATTGATCATAGGTGCCAAGCCTGCAACCGTGCGCGCCGATTTCAACCTGTTGGGTATTGCCTTTGTCGACCAAACCAACCGTGCCTCGGCTGCGGCCTATGCGGTGCGCCAGCAGGCATTGCAACGGAGGGTTGGCTGATGGGGGCCGTGACTGAACCACAAACTGCATCACCATCCATGGCCGAATGGCGTGCCGAGCGTGATGCCAAGATTCGCGGCTGTTTTGACGCGGGCATGTTGCTGGTCGAAGCATCGCGGGCCACAGGCATTTCGCGCGACAACATCGCTGCATGGGCGGCGCGCAATGATGTGTTCTGGCCCACCTATATCAGACCTTTGCGCGGCGTTGATGTGCAAGACCTGCCGCCGATGCCGCCCCTTGTGGCGTCTGATCTGTGCCCGTCTGCCTGTCGCCAGTTATGGGTCAGCGTTCTGACCGATCAGTGGAACGCCATTTTTGGCGGCCATATCGGCGACGGTGCTGATCAACGGCGGCGTGAGGCCATGTCGTGGTTCGCATCGCGCGATTTCGCCTGTGTGTGCACGTTGGCGGGGGTAGATCCGGCCTATGTCACCAAGCGATTTCGGCACGAATTGGCGCTGCCTGTCAGTGGTGAGGGCGATGCGCACGATCAGCGGGCCCAAAAAATACGCCGGCGTGTTCAAATTCAGGTGCAAAACCACCGCGCGGTGGTGTCATGATGTCAGACCGCAAAGTGCCCCGCCTGGTTGAAGATGTCACCCTGCCAGATTACCCGATTGACCGCGAAGAGCGATTGCCGGAACTGGCCTTTGTCAAATGGGTGCCGTCGCGGTGGCTAAACTCTTCGGGCCACCTGAAATGCAGCTATGAGGTGCAGGGCGTGGCCCGCGCCCTGTTCGATCTGGCCACGGCGCAAAGCCCGATTGGCACCTTGCCGTCCGATGATGAGGAATTGGCCGCGTTGCTGCGTCTGCCATTGGCGCAGTGGATCGCCCTGCGAAATCTGCGTGACCGGGGCCCATTGCGCAATTGGGAACCCTGCCTATGCGCGGGGCGTGGCAACGGCGAAATCCGCCTGATGCACCATGTGGTTCTGACATCGCTGCAAGATGTTCTGTCGCGCCGTGAGGTGCGGGAACGATCACGCGGTCAACAGGCAGACGTGAAGCGATTTCAACGCTTGTCAGACGCGATGAAGCGTGCGGGGCTAAGTGCGGATGAATGCGGCGATGATGTCTTGATGCGCCGGATTGATGACTGGCTGGCAAAACGTGTCACCGGAAACCGCATGGCGCACAATTACGATGCCGCCTTTGAAAACGCGGTGCGCGAACGCTGGGTGACGCGGTGACCTAACTTTGTCCAGTTTGTCCAAGACTGTCCAAAAGACAGAGTTGGACAGAGTTGGACAGAGTTGGACAGAGTTGTCCAAAACTGGACAGTCCTGCAGAGAGAAGAAGAGAAAAGAAGAGATAAGAAAAGACTGATCACGGGCGACAGAGTGCTTGTGGATAAGTTGCTGGCTGAGAAACAAGAGGTGCCCTGCTGTGACCGATGCAACCATGACAGATGTAACCGCACATGAAGATGCACAAAATCTGTCAGGCCGTGCGCTGGTGCGGGCCATGCTGATTGCGCCCTTGGTTGATGCTGGATTGCGCCGCGCGCCGGGTGTCAGTCTTGGCGACCATGATGCCTTTTTGCAGCGCCTTTCCGAACGCCTTGCCTATCTTGACGCGCCTGCCTTGTTGGTGCTGGCCGAATTGGTCTTGGATATCGCCGAGGGCAAGTTGCACAACCAATGGCCCAGCTTTGCCACGATCTGGAACACCTGTCAGCGGGTGCAGCGCATGCCGCCCCCGGATGAGGAACGCCACATCATGACCACATGGTTGCGGTCGCGTGGTGGTCCGGTTGCGCTGCAGGGCGGTTATCTGGTGGAATTGCATGGTCATTTGCAGCGCCGGGGTGCGCCGCCGAATGACTATGAATTGACCAAGATCAAAGAGCGCGCCGCCGACAACGCCCGCCAATTGGCGCGCTGGTCGCAAAAGGCTGCTGAGGGCACCGCCAGCCCAGATGAATTGAATTGGTTGGAAAGATACACCCGCCAGTCGCTCTATTGTCAGCAGCTGGTCGCAGGCGGGGAACGTGCCCGCGCTGATCAAGTGGCGGCTGGCGCTGCTGATCGGGGTGTGGGCGATCAGGCGGCATAGACGCGCGGCACCATCGGCATGGGTCATCTGTGCATCTGACATATCAAACTTCATAAGGGGCAAAACCATGAATGCAGTCACAGGTCAGTCAATGGATGACGAGGCTGTCGCGGTGCTGCGGCGCGCGCATGAATTGCCCGCTGCACACGGCGCTGTGGCGTTTGCCCCGGCGCGCGGGGCCTTGCGTCTTGAAACCGATTGGACCGTGCAGCGCGGCGGCACGCGCACGCAAAGCGGGTCGCATTGGGTGCGCTCTGATGTGTTCGATGTGATGGATCAATCCGCCCGTCGCGCCCATGCCCGCGCAGTTGCGGGGCAAGAGGTAGCGGCACCCTTTGTTCCCCCGTTCAGCTGGCAACAGGTCGATGTCGCGCGCAGGTATGCCGCACTGTTTGAAAGCCATTCAGCGGGTGGGGTGCGGTGCGCGTCACTTGAGGCGGGGCGCGGTGGATCGGGCGGCGGTTCTTTCATTGATGCCTATATCGCCGAGGGTGACAGGTTGGCAAGTTTCTGGTCTGCCATCGGCGCGGGTGTTGCGATGAGTGTGCGGCGGCTGCGGCCATCGCAGCGCGGTGATGGGCGGGTGACAGCAGGATTGATCCGCGACAGGACTGTGGTCGATTGCGTCTGTCTGCATGGTCTAACCCTGTCAGATGTGCTGTCGCGGCACGGTTGGTCAGCCAAGGGCGCGCACCGCACTGCCCTGCGTGGGGCGCTGTGTGGGGCGCTGGACCGCATGTTCGCGTGTTCTGCTGCATTTTGTTGAAAATAGATGGTTGCGCTTTAGGTCCGTCGCGCGCATAAATCTTTGTAACATGACTACCCACGCCCGCAGCCCAGTGTTGTGGGCGTTTTGCGTTTCCGGGTTGGTCTTTGGCGTTTGGCTTGGCGGGGTTGCAATGGGCAGGTTAAAGCTGCTGGCACCATCGCTGACCACGCTGCGTCCAAAGCTGGGTCGCGTCTCTGATCTGGTCAAGGTGGCCCCGCTGGATAGGGACGCCGCCCGCGACCGCGATCAGCATTGGCGCAAGTGGTATAAGACGGCGCGCTGGCAGCGTCTGCGGTGGCAGGTGTTGGAACGCGATCAGTTCACCTGTCGTCTGTGCAGTCAAATCGAAGTCGACACATCGCAGCTGGTTGGCGATCACATCACGGCGCATCGTGGTGACGCGGCGCTATTCTGGGATGACACAAACCTGCAGTGCCTGTGCAAGACCTGTCACGACAGTATCAAACAAAGGGAAGAGCGGTCGGGTACAGAGG